GCCCACTTCTCATCACGATCTGGATGTTCTGCCCAGTGTGCAAAGAAACTGTGGAATCCATTCATACCTAATTGCTGTTCATTCCCATGCTCATCGAATCGCTTGTTAGCCTCAGTCCAAATTAACGCAAACTGATCTTCGTCTGAGTTTGGTGTTGATGTAATAATACATTTACCGCCTGTTGATAATGTTGGTGACAGTGCAGTCCAGAATTCTTTGGCTTTTTCTGGAGGCTGCACAAACGCAAACTCATCGCAGTAGATCAATGAAAGGGATTTACCACGACCTGTGTTTTCTGTAGTTGTCACTGCCTGTATACGAGCACCGTTGTCATATTCAATGGTGTTTCTATTGTATGAATAAACACCAGCACGAATAAAATCTGGCAAGTTTTCGTAACCGAATCGATAACGATTCATAATGTCCTGCGCACCTTCGTATTTGTGGGCAGCGATCAATACCTGTGCTTCTGGTACAAACTGTGTATACCATAACAAGTATCCTGTAGCGCAAGTGGTCTTACCCATCTGACGAGGTAACATGGCAATACACTGTTTGTTGTTATGGTAGGCATCTATCAGTCTTTCTTGATAGTCATAGGGTGCGAACGGTATGCTTCCTCTAACCGGATGTTGTATCTTGAGGAAATTTTTACAAAAATACAGTGGACCAGTGATAGGATCCATACATGCTTCAAGATGCTTGACTTCCTCAAGAGTATATCGTTGAGGTGCATGAGCCTTCTTAATTAAATTGCCGTCTAGTGATTTTGCCATACTGTTATTTACTGAAAAAAATAGGCTCCGGAGAGCCTATTTGGGTTTGACTTATTGCAATTAGTCTTTTAAGCGACCGTCAGCTTCTGCTGACTTTAGCATGGCTGCACGGTCTGGATAGCTGCCGCGCTTAACATCTTTAGCAGCATCTTTCTCACCTTTAGTAGGATTCTTAACGTGCTTTAATGCGTCAAACTTTTCACCTTTTGCTTCTGCTAAACGTCTACGTAGTTCTTCTTTGATACTTGCACGTAGTTGTTCTTTGCTTTCGTACGCACCTGCTGCCATTGGATTATCTCCGCGATATGGTTTACCGCTGAAGCTTTTCTTTGGTCTGTTTAGATCGTTGCCGTCCGGAATAGCAGCGTCGATGCCGTGATATTCTTGACCAGATGCACCGTCTGGAGCATTGCCGAATGCTTCTTCTTTGTCTTTCTTGCCATCTTCTTTGTCATCTTTTTCCATATCATGATCGTCCATGTCATGATCGCCGTCGCCGTCTTGATCGCCCATAGCCTTTTGAATAGAGTCAATACCCTTATCATCGCGGTCTAGGTCTCCCATTGGAGGCATATTGTCACTATCATTATCACTCGGACCACCCATGTTATCTGCATCAGGCTCATCATGTGGCTCGTCTTTGTCTAGGTCGGGTAACATTTTCAACGGACCTGCATCCAGGTTGCCTAGATCGCCAATACCGGGCATTGGAGGCTTGATACTCATAATGCTTGGCTCAGCACTAATAGGAGGCATACTCATTGGAGCTGGTTGGTTAATCATGTCTGGATTGACTTTGGTCATCAACTTCATTAATTCGGCAATGTTGTCCATGCCCTGTGCATTGAGGTTCACGCTCATGCTTGGAGGAGGTTCATTGGGTTTGCTAGGCATACTCGGTGGGGGCATGCCCATTGGATCGCCGCAGGCCTCAACCGCTGCCAATGGAGCGACAGGAGCATCCAGCTCACGCATTTTAGACATCAATTCATTGAAATTCATATTAACTCCCTAGGGCGCTTTTTACGCCGGTCTTATCAATTTTGGCCTTGGGCAGTTTATATTCTGTCTGACCGTTGTCTTTCTTTTGTTGTTTAGCAACTTTGCTTAAATCTTTTAAAAAACTCTTGTTGAAATCATCGCCAAAGAAATCTTTGTGCTTGACGTTAGTGCCTTCTTTATACTGACTGTCTGTTAACAGCCCGTCAGTGTTTAAAATTTCTGTTTCACCTTGATCAGTTTCAGAAGATTCGTTGCTTCCTCTTACTCTAAAACTGGCTTCGTCTAGACCCATACTCTTGATATCACTGCTGATTTCAGGCGAAGTAATAGGATATTCACAAGCAACTTCAAAAACGTGAACTTCACAGTTTTTCATAGTTGGAAAATCCATAGGAACTGCTTGGATTGGTGTTGTGCTAAGTTTTTCCATTTTCATAACTTTGCATCTTTCTAGGGACGTTTTTAAGTTTGATTGGAAATCTTCGGGCAGATCACCGGCAACTTTAATTTTAAAGCTGTATGATTTTTTGCCTTCGGCAAGATATTCTTTGAAAGTTTTCATAGTAGTATTTATGCTTTTCCGCCCAGTTTCTTGATCAGCTCGTTGCGGTCAGTGATCACATATCCTTGCCCGTTAATAACATCATTTGGGTCTTCGTTGTTATCTTTGTCAATTTTGTATTTCTTCATTTGCATGTCGATAGCCTTGAGTTTTTTCTCAATTTTATTAGACTTAGCTGTAATTGCATGGCCTAACATTGAGCTGGCTACTTCAAAAATACGACTGCTATAACGAACTTCTACATTCATTCCTAAATCCATTAGGTCGTCGTAGGCCTGTTCAGCTTTTGATGCTAGATTGTCTAATTCGTGATCATTAAGATCATCTAGTTCTTTTACTTGTGGTAAACTGCGAGTAATCTCAGCCACCGCTTTGTAGCTGTCATCTAAACTGCGAACTTCTGTGTGATCTATTTTGGGTTCAACAGGGGCTGTTTCCTTTGCAGGTTTAGATTCTTCTAGATTAAACAGTTCTTCAAGTTTTTTCGTCATACATTACTTATCTGCGTTTTGAGCCTTGATGAAAAATATCGCCTTCGTTGACTATGCGGAACTTGACACCTTGCTGTTTGCACCAGGCTGCGGCAGCTTCCCATTTGGCCATATTTTTAACATACTGCTGTTGATTGTACTGACTCTTTCCCACCTGTTCTATAAACGTTTGACTGGCTGGTTTAACTTCTACAACTTCTGCATGTTTTTTCCCATTTTTATCCACATAGGTGATAAAAAAATCAGGAACATATATTGTATACTTGCCGGTTAACGGATCTCTGTAGGGAATTTGTATGCTTTCGCTGGCCCACTTTTCAACACCCGGATGTTCGTCCAACATCTTCATAAAAATAAATTCCCACGAACTTCGAGCCAATGGTGTTTTTTTGCCAACATACTTGTCGACATTTTTCATTTCAAATCGACCTTGAGCAAACTTTGGCATTAGGCAAAAATATTTCTAGTTTGATTTTGTTTTTCTACGAGATCGGAGCGATAACCTAGTGAACTTGTGGCATTTCTATTGTTGTTTAGAATTTCTGCTACCAGCGCACTGATTTGAACACCATTAAAATTTTTGAGAGTGTCAATGATCTTGAACACTGGCACAGCGTCAAGTTTGGCTTGATTCAATAAAACCTGCGCTGTAACAATAGCTGCATCGTTTTCAAATCCACGACTTTGGAAAAAAGCAATAGCAGCTCCAACTTCATTGGCTCCAAACTCCAAGGGTCTTTCACCGTAACGATCAAAAAATAACTTTGTGCCGGCGGCACTATCTTGTTGAAGAGAATTTGGTAAATTTGCCATATTATAAGAATTCTCCTAGGTCTGCTGGTGGCGGAGCAATTGAACGTTGTGTGGCCTGTGTGTTGCCGTTGCCGCCGTTGTTTCTTGGAAATACTGATCCCAAGGTTCCGCCTACGGTATTAATTATACCGCCAATGGCAGCAGGACTGCTTAACAATCCTATAGCTTCCGCTCTCAGACCTGCTTTAGATAATTTGCCAACATTTTTTGCGGTGTTTACTGCGGCAATTGCTGTGCCAAGAAATCCCCCCACGCTGCCAAATGCTGATCCCTTGCTAACATCCCCAAACACACTTTCAAGGCCATCTAGCACTCCTCCCTCTCCTAGTAGAGTAGCTGTGCCGCCGCCTGCTACAGTCAACGGACTTGGTACATTGTCGTAGTATAAATTTGCAAATCCCTTGGGAGTATCTCTTGTAACACTTCCAGAACTGTATACTACAGACTCGTATTCTATGTTCATTGTGGTTTCATTAAATTCATTTGCACTATATCCGGCGTCGCCGTGTTGCCAACTTGTGATTTTAGGTTTGATTAATGTATAACCTAAGAATCTACGACGACTCATAGTGTATATGGTAATAGACTTAAAAAAGTCCTCGCTTTTTCCCTGTTTGTCGAGACCGTATCTATAACCTTCGAATGTGGTTCCGGTGGCTTGTAAGTTAGTTTTAGAAAATGCTGCTTCGGGATTAAATCGATCTTGCACATAGGTTCCCATGTACAGTGCCCACAATGCATTGATTACACCTGCACTATCGTCATGAAATTTCATGCTTATACCTTCATAGGTAAAATTTTTATAGATTATATGCTTTCTATTATATTGATTTTTGGTAACTGTTTCAAATTTATATTTAGGCAGATCAGTACTCTTGATAAGATAACCAATTTCATCTGCATGGGTGTTAGTGAATACTGGCGAAGTTAATATGTTTTTTTCAATTTCGAATCTAACATAAAACATGAACTTGCTGCGAGGCATGAGCCTATAGCCGTTTTCCACAAACAACCTACTAGCATGGCGCCAATCCGCAAGGCCGCCTTTGGGTGTGAGTAGACCTTCTCCTACACCTTTTAAAAATCGAGTGAATACATTTGCCATACAATTATTTAGTCGTAAAAAAACCCGGGGGTTAATCCGGGTTTTTGATCAGCTGTTAATATTAGTTCGAGCTGCCGCGGCCTGTTACAGCTTCGCCAAGACTTCGGCCAACAACTGCTCCGATGCCTCGTGCTGTGCCTGTGCCTGTACCGCCTGCAAACTGTACAGCATTGTCATACTTGATAGTAAGAGCCACTGTCATTGGTTCATTGGAACCATAGTTGGCTTCACCATAGTTAACTTCTGATACATAGCAACCATATGTTTCCCATTTTTCAAGGACGTTTGGTTCAAAACTACCATTGCCGCCATCCAACATTTCAATGTTCATTTGGAATTTGTAATCAATTCCTGAACGGGCACTGGCCTGTTCCATAAAGTCAAACTGCTTTTGTACCTGTTGACCAACAATTTTCTGCACCTGGCCGTTGGCATCGTCTCGTAGATTTAACGTGACATCGCCCCAACTTGGTTTACCAGCCAATTTAACTTTTGAGTTGTAGACTTCAATAGTCATTTCTTCAAATGTTACAGTTGGTCTAGTCACATCACTAACTTGTTTTGTTAGTTCTGTACTGGCCTCGACACCAAATCCTAGCAGTATCACTCGAAAGCGATATTTTAGTTTTGGCATCAGCAAAGCTGTGCCGCTATTGGCTCCTGAAGTAGGAACCGAAATTCTATTTAGAGATGTTAGTGCCATTTTTAAATTTCTCCTGTGTTCTTGATACGCAATGGAATATAGATAAATTCAATCGCTTTGACTGGCTCAATCGCTATGTCAACATACAACTCATTGCGATCAATTCTTGTTGGTGTGTTGTTTGACTCATCGCATACCACGGCAAAATCATACAACGCTCTTAAGCCTACCAACTCTATCAATAGACTCTCAACAGCCCCTTTGATTTCATCTCTTGTAATCTTATCATTGGGTTCAAAGATATACGGACGAGCAAGTTTGTTTAGCTGACTGCGTAGATAAACTACAAGACGTGATACATTGATACGATCTAATGCTGATGCATTTCTTGCACGAGTCTTTTGACCATATGCAACTAGTCCTACTCCAACAAAGAATGGAATTGGATTTACTTTGAGATCATACAATGTGTCGCGTTGACCTTCATTCAGCGCCACTGACTGGAATTCTCCTGTGTCTGCATCAATGTATCCCACTGCTGTGGCATTGGTAATGCCGCCGCGTCGTGTGCCTGCTGGTGCAAACCATGGATAACTAACTTGATCGCTGAGAGCGATAGTTCTC